CCTTGGTAGCCCTTGCCTCGGACGTACAGCGAGTTGTTGTCGAAGTCAATGTCTTCCACTTGGATGGCGGCGACTTCAGCGACTCGCAACGCCTCGCCGTGCAGCAGCGAGAACAGCAGTTGGCCTCTGACTCCGCTCATCCGTTGCGCCTCGTGGCGGACAGCTTCTACCTCGCTGGCGGTGAGTGATCGGTTCTCACCGACGACGACTTTGGGGCGTTTGATTTTGACGCAGGGGTTGCGGTCGATCACGCCGTCGTCGCACGACCATTGCATGAAGGTGTTGAGCGCCGAGTAGCAGGCGGCGAGGGTGGAGGGGCGCACGTCCATCGACGTGAGCCAGTCCCTTACATCCTTTTCGGTTATGTCGGCAAGGGGTTTGTCGGTGTGGGCGGCGAACTTCATCAGCCGCCGTCGAGCGGTGATGGCGGTTCGGTCGTTGTAGTCGCCCATCGCACTCCGGTAGGTGATGTATTCGTCCATGAGTTTGGCGAGCGGGGGGTTGGTTGCCCACGCTCGCTTCTCGGCGGAGTCGGTGGTGCGTCGAAGGTTCTCTGGTCGCAGCATCAGAACCTCGCCAAGTCTCGGTGCCAGTCGGGGTCGCATTCAACGCAGCGGCATTTGTGGGGGTGGAGTTCGCCGTCTACGTCGGTGGTCCAGACGTTAGCGGTGAGCTTGTCTGCGAGGCCCCGCTTGTAGAGGTGTGACAGCGCCGACCGGATGGTGCGTTCGGGGAGCGCAAGCCTGATCGACAGGGTGTGGACGCTGGCAGATTTGCCGAGCACTTCGTCTAGCTCGGTGTAGACGGTCTCGTATGTCTTGTTTCGGAACTCGGGCATCAACCTGCCTCCTCAACGTCCATGATGCTGGGGTGCAGATCGTGGGCCGCTGCAAAGCTGACCGTGTGATAGTGCACGTCGCACCAGTAGTCTCTCGGATCGCCCCAACCGTCATCACGACGGGTCAGCGGGCTGTCGTCTACTGGGCACATTGGCTGGCTGGTATCCATCTTTGGTTCTCTCCTTGTGTTGTGAGGTTTCCTCCACGATAGCATACCGCCATGCCGAGGTCAAATCGCCTCGGTCCTTGACACCCGCGTAAACCGCATGGCAAGGTGCCATGCAGAGAGATGGAGGAGAAGATGGAACTCATCAGCGGCACCACCGCCGCAGAACAAGCAGGCGTCCACCAAGCAACATGGGGACGATGGGTAGCGGCAGGCAAAGCCCCTGCGCCCGTGTTCGCCCGAGACAACATGAAGTTGTATTCGCAGGCCGACGTGACCCAGTTCCTCAGCGAAGGCGCACCCGATGAAGAAGAGTGACGTTCACTTCCCGCCAAGCGACTGGTTCAAGCCGAACCGCAAGACACGTCGCCTCCAACTGCAAGCCTCCCTTATCAGATTCCTACTCGGAAGGAAGCCATCATGAAGCAGCCAATCGGAGCAAGCGAATGGAACGGCAGGAAGGCGCCAAACGACGAAGTGTTCGTGTCGGCGTCTACTGTCGCCTCCAAAGTGCTCGCCAACCCGGTCCTAGAGAACTGGACGGTCGAAGCGACCGCCAAATGGGTCATCGAAAACATGGGGAGCCTCGCTCACATGGCGACCACCGACCCAGACGCGGCGTTCCAGCGAGTCAAGAACGCACGGTTTGAGGCGTCCGCCGAGAAAGGTCCGCTCCGGGCTACCGACCGGGGCACCAAGCTCCACGAAGTCATCGAACATTGGTTGGTTGGGGAGAACCGCCCGACCCTGACCGCCGCCGAGGACGAACAACTCGGTCCGTACATCAACGAGATTTCCACATGGTTTGTGGAAAACAAGCCGGAGCCGGTCGCCATTGAACAAGCCGTGTTCAACGACTACGCCAAGGTCGGCGGACGGTTCGACATGGCGCTCAAGTTCCGGGCAGGCCCCCTCGCCAGCGAACGCATCTGGTTGTGCGACACGAAGACGAAGAACTCGTCGGTCACCGCACGAGGGTTCGACCAGAAGCCCTACGGGGACGCTGTAGCCCCGCAGTTAGCGGCGTACCGGTGGGCCGAATGGTGCGCCACCTTCCCGCCGAGGGTGCAGACCCGAGGCGCCCGCAACTACCTGCTGAACGCCACCGAACGGCAACACCTCGTCCCCCTCTCCGACACACTCGGAGACCCCAACGAAATCGGCACCCTCGTGCTCATGGTCACCCCCGACTGGGCACGCATGTTCCCCGTCGAAACCGGCAGGGACGTTCTGGAATGGGTCAAGGCCATCGCAGCCGCAGGCAGCGGCAAAGAGAAGGCCCGCAAGTACGTTGACGAACCGGTCTGGACAAGCTGATGAACGGCGGGGGATACGTCTACAACAGCAGCCCGGTCAGGGAACGGCTCAAGGCGCACGAACACACACCCGAGTTCCTTAACGCCTTCAGCGTCTACGTCGGCGGGTCACTACACCCCGACCACGGCGGCGACTGGCAGCGTATGGAACGGGCGAACAAGTGGCTTGTCGAACGGGAACCCCAAGCTCCCAAAGCCGACGTGCGTCGCCTAGAGCAGCGCATCAAAGAGATGCCCTTTGAGCAGCGCAAGCTGATCGAAGGGTTCGCAGCCGCCGCAGGCGTCGCACACACTTGGAACTTCCCGTCGCTCACCACCGGCGAACTGCTGTTCTACCGGCAGCTAGCCGACTGGATCGCAATGTCAGAAGCCGACGACATCGTTGAGTGCATCACGATTGCGTTCCCCGGCGCTAAAGAAATCTCCCCAGCAGGCGACCCCCCTCAGCCTGAAGGAGAACCTGAAACCTCCGCACCCCCCAGGCGGAAGGTGGTCCGTGTCGTTGAGGAAGACCTGCTGATCCCCCCGGGTTACCTTGACGACACGGACCTCTCAGGTACGGTGGCCGAAATCAAAGCCAGGATCAACGCTCACCTTCACGCTCACCTCATCGCAGAGATCGACGGGAAGAACCGCAAGAGCGTCACCGACTGGCTGATGGGCAAGCTAAAAGGGTTCAAGGTGCCCGATGAAATGAGGCCAAATGAGTGACAAGAAGCGAGGGCGACCGGTCGAATGGTCCAGCAAACAGTACGCAATTAAGCAAGATGAGGACTGCTGGACCCGAGAGCAAATCCTCAAAATGAGGGCGGAGCAAGATGCGGCAAAAGGTAAATAGTGTCGGCGGAATCGACCCGTCGTTCACCGGCACCGGCATCGCAAGGCCAGACGGAATTACCCACTCCATCCGGTTCCCGACCAAACCCGCACGGTTCGACCCGCAGCAATGGAAGCGCTACCGAGCCAAAGTCATCACCGCCGAAATCTACAGCCGCCTCTGGTCGTGCGATCTCATCGTCGTGGAAGGTTTCAGCTACGGATCACGGCAAGGTCGTGAGGACTTGGGTTATCTCGGACACCTCATCCGAGACACCCTGGACGACATGAAAACCCCCTGGATCGAAGTCGCACCCACCGCCCTAAAGAAGTTCGCTACCGGCAGCGGCGCAGCCAAGAAAGACGCCATGAAAGCCGCAGCGATACAACACCTCGGGCTTGACCACGACGCCACCGACGACGAAGCCGACGCACTCTGGCTACGAGAAGTCGGGCTACAACTACTCGGGCAGCCGACGATGCCCCACAACCCCTTGCCGAAACTGGAACTACCAAAGGAGCTATTGCAATGACATACGTCACCAGTAAGGTGGGCAACCCATGATCGTTGACTTCATCTCGGTGCAGGCGAAACGCCAGCTTCAGACCTTGAACATGGAAGTGCCCGATGACGACACGATTGAAGAGATCATCTCCGTTGTGATCGACTCGCCCTACGTCATCTCCCACGAGGAGCACGACAAGCAGGTGGATGCGATCCTTGCCGACGACTCGTCCTACGACGCCGGTTACCTAGACGGGTACAACGCAGCCCTCACAGACGTGCGGGAGCTTAAGAACTCCGCAAATGCGGATCATCAGCCAGGACCTTCCTGCGCCTGAACCCCAGCAAGAGAAAGAGAAAGAGAAGCAATGTCCATCTTTGACGACCTTCAGCCAATGGGCGGCGGGAACTACAAGAAGTTCACCGTCGCTGGCGACTCCATCGAAGGCCAGATCGTTGACCTCGCCGTCGGGAAAAACTTCGACGGTGACAAGGACGTTCCGGTCATCACCATCCGAGAAGCCAACGGTGCCGAACAGCGGGTGTCGTGCGAAAACGCCATGCTCTACAACCTTGCGTTGCAGAACAAGGACTCGCTCGTCATCGGCGGCACCGTCCGCATCGTCCACACCGGAGTCTCGCCCACCCGAGCGAAGCTCTACGAAATGACCGTCGGGGCAGCGCCCGCAGCACCGCAGGCAACGACACCTGCGCCGCAGGCAGCCCCGACCGCCGTCCCCACCGCGCCTCCAATCGCATAGGCAGGTAGGGGACACCACGAAGGCCCCCGTCGCTACCCACGAGCGGCGGGGGCCTTTCCATCTCTAAAGGAGGGATCATGACTTCACGAAACAACCGTGAGACAGTGCTGACGGCGGCACTTGACGCCGTAACAAAGGACCGCAACAACGATTACGGGGACCCAGAGGACAACTTCGCTGACATTGCGCGACTCTGGAACGCCTACAAGCCGGGGTGCGAATTCGACCGGCTTGACGTGGCGATGATGATGGTGATGGTGAAGGTGGCTAGGGCGTACACCAGCCCGACCCTTAGCGACCACTGGATCGACCTCGCCGGGTACGCAGCGTGCGCCTACGGGTGCAGCCTCGCAGATGAGGAGGACGCCGAGTGAAGGACCGTCTGTTTCCTCTGAAGCCGGGAACGAAGGAACCGGCGATCAGCGACTGGCAAACAAAAGCAGGGAAGGTAGAGACCAACGGCAACGTCGGGATCGCCACCGGCAAAGGACTCGTCGTCATCGACATTGACGACTACGAGGCGTGGCAAGAGGTTCGTCCCGAACTCGGGGACGTTGACTTCACAAACTACCCGCAAGTAACAACGCCTCGGGGCGGGCGCCACATCTACATGCGGGTCGATGAAGCGTTCACCAACGCCAACTCATTCCCCAAAGGGATCGACGTGCGAGGCGACGGCGGGTTCGTCGTAGCCCCACCAACCCCCGGATACGCCGGAACGATCCCGACGCTGGACTCCATCCCGCTCGCACCCGCCACCGTCCTCAACTTCCTACGTCCCCACACAAAAGCCGCACCCTCAACACCCCGAGAAGAACTCCAACAATCACCCGCAGCATGGGACCGCTTTAACGGGCACGCCAGCAACGCCGACACCGCCGCCTACCTAGAACAACTCGGATGGACGATCAGCCACACCAACCGAGACGGGGTAATCCACGTTATTCGCCCCGGCAAAACCGAAGGCACAAGCGGCACCGTCGGAGCCGTCGCCACCGGCGTGTTCTACTGCCACACCTCCAGCGACCCCATATTCAGCGAGGAGACGCCGTACGACGCCCTCCACGTCTACGCCCACCTCCACCACGACGGAGACCTCGCAGCCGCAGACAGAGCCGCAGAAGCCCGCTACGGCGGATACCGCACCCACCTCACCGAACAAGAACGCGCCGCCCAATCCGTCGAACTGGCAGAATGGGTACGAGAACAACAACAGGCAGTCGCAGACAACGACGCCGAAGAATCAAAGACGGGATGGGAAGCGATCGCACTTGACCTAGATGCCATTTCCCGACTGCCCGACCTTGAGTGGGCGGTGAAGGATGCGATCCCTGAAGGTGTGTTCTCGTCCATCTACGGACCGACCGGCATCGGCAAGACGTTCGTGTGCATCGACCTGACCCTGACGCTGGCGTCCGGGGCCGACTGGTACGGCCAGCAGTCGAAGCGGCAGAACGTCCTTTATCTCGTCGGGGAAGGCATCCGGGGCTACAAGAAACGCATCGCAGCGTGGCTACATGAGCACCCGAACCTGAACCCGCACCAAAACATCACGTTCAGCGACGCCTACGGGCACTCGCTCCGAGATCAGGCCACGCTAGACGGACTGACCCGCTACGTCCGAGAGAAGGGGTTCACGTTCATCGTGGTGGACACCCTGAATATGTTCTCGGGCGGCATCGATGAGAACTCGGCGCAAGAAATGTCCGAGATCACGACGGCGCTCACCGTCCTCGCTAACGACGCACCCGCCACCGTCCTCGCCGTCCACCACACCGGCAAGTCGGTAGCAAACGGGCCACGAGGCTCATCCGTCTACCAATCCACCGTCAACAGTTCGATCCTCGTGACCCGAGACGCCGAACTCCCCGAGATCACCCTCCACTTCGACAAGATGCGGGACGCCGAAGCGGGGCGCCCGATGAAGCTGGAAATGTACTCGGTCCCCGAGTATGAGTCCGCCGCCCTACGCCTATCGACCCTCCAGAACGATCAGGAACGGGGCAACCTGCGCGCCCTGCTGGAAGCCGTAGAGAAGCACGGACCGATGACCCCGGCAGAAGCAACCCACTACAGTGGGGCAGGCAACCGACGCACCCGAGACATGCTCGCACAAGGCGTGCGAGAAGGGTACTTAGAATACACGGAAGGGCGCGGAAGGGGACAAAAGTCAACATACAACCGCACGTCGAAGCCCCTCTAAAGTGTGTCAATAAAGTCTGTCAAGCACCCTCCACGAGAAGGGGTCCGCTGACAGACTTTAATCCCATACAAACAAAGGGAAAACGGCACTTTCGGAAAGTCTGTCACCCCCCTAGACAAACGATCCGCTGACACACTTTCCGAGACATCGGGTCCCCGGCTCGCTGGGGCTCGCCGGGGGGACCCTCACGGTATGTCCGGTGACAGACTTTCCCCATCGAAAACCGGGCGCAAAAATGGGCGTGGCCCCCGCATCCCGACCCGCCCAAAGGAGAAAGAAAAAGCGAATCGGGCACGGAGGCCACGCGCAGCCCACCCTACCGCCAGTCGGAGACAACCCCGCTAGCGGCGAGGAAGTCGTAGACAACCTCCATCGTGCGAGCGTCGACAGTCCATGCCGGTTCGTAGCCGCACAAGTCCAGCCCCCTGCCGTCGTGCCGTGACTGCATAAGGGTGGCGACGTAGTAGCGGCTCACGAACTGGCCGTGCGGACCGAACCGCACGTCGTCGGCGTAGGTGGCGTCGTAGAACTCCGCCATCGGCCCGCTTTCGTCGTGAGTCAGGCAGTCGTTGCGCCCGTACCGGTCGCCCTCACGGACGATACGGACGGTGAACCGTTTGCCGTGCGGGACCTGAACGCTTGTCGTAGTCACCGCTGCCCCCCTTCACGGCGGCGGACGATGAGCACGTCGGTCGTGACACGGGCGACCTGACGCCGGTCGGTCACGCCGTTAGATGCGAGTCGTGAACGCACGTCCCGGGCGACGTCGACGTGGCCCAAATGGGTAGGCCAGAGGTTGAGTGCCGCCCACCGGCTATGCGGGGGGATATGGCGTCGGGGCGGTTCCGCAAACGGGTAGCCCCTAAGGTGGTGAAGGTGGGTCATGGCGGTTGCCTTTCTATTGTTGAGGTCGGTTAGCAAGTGGTCCAGCAGACGGACGGGTCCGTCATGTTGCCGTAGATGATGACGGCGGCGAGGGTCAGCGACGTGGCGACGCAGACGACGAACAGGGCGTCCCATACTCGGCGCATCATGACGCCTCCAGCATGTTCAGCACCTTCGCCCGGTAGGGCACGCCGTCTAGGTCGGTCTCTATGTAGCCACCGTCGACGATGACCATGTAACCGGTCGGGCGTGCCAGTTGCTCACCGGGTACCCGTTCGGTCATGAGCGCCCATCCGATTACACGGTCGCCGTCTAGTTCAGCGTCGGCGGGTAGCCAGTCGGGGCGGGTGCGGTGCAGTTCGTACATATCGTTTTCGGTCATGAGTTGTCCTCGCAGTCGTGTCCGTAGTGCCACTCGGCGGCGTCTGTTTCGTCGGTCAGGTCAAACTTGCGCCCGCATTCGGGGCAGGTGGCGGTGAGTTTCAGGATCATGGCGGTCACCACTTCCGGGCGATGGGGTCAGCGGCGCACGGTCCGCAGAACAAGGCGGGGCCGTCGGTCACGCCGTCACCGTCGACGGTGCCTTCGCAGTTGTCGCAGTTGGCGGCGGGGGCGACTAGCCAAACTTCCGGGCTGAGTACGTTGTCCACAATGGCGTCGGCGATGGTAATGACCATCTCGTGAATGGCCTGAAACATGGCGATGCGGAGCCCTTCTACCGGAGTGTGCGCCGGTTCCATGCCGCGTTCGTTAAGCCAGACTTCGTAGTAGCCGGGGCGGGAAAGGTTCTCGGCGGCCCATTGCAACACGTCGTAGGTGTAGGTCGTCTCTACGTCGGCGATGCGGTCGGCGACTTCGTAGACCTGCGCGTAGTCATACAGAAAGTCATCGTCGGGGGCGTTGTCGCCGGTGAGGTCGTCGACGATGCGCCGGGCGACCCAATAGCGCCAGTCATTTGGGGACTCGCCGTCGTGAGCGTCACGGACTGCCTCACGGAGCCAGTCGGGACAGTCGTCGGCGAGGTAGGCGTAGGGCTTGCCGTCGGCGCGGTTGGCGATGACGAAGTGGTGAGTGAGGGACGGGTTAAGGGTTGGGGTGGTACTCATGGCGTTTGCCTTTCTGTTGGGGTGGTGCCGTCATACTTGCATGGCGGCGTGCATGAGGTCAAGTTAGGACTGATCCAGTTCGGGGTGATGATCGCAGACATAGTGAAGCATCTCGGTCAGTAGTCCGTCGTAGCGCCCGCAGAACGGGTCGGCGGCGTCGTAGCAGTCGGTCTCCGGGTCGTAGTTGCGGGCCACGTCTACGATGCGGTAGCCGCTGAACGCCAGATAGTCGACGACCTGCCGGGCTTCCTCTAGTTCGTCGGCGTCTAGCCCGGAGGCGTCGCCGTTAATGAGGTACGACGCCCAGTAGGCGGGCAGATCCACTTCCAGCGACCGGGCGTGGCCGGTGCGGTCGGGACGGTGGCGGGTGGTAAGCATGGCATTTGCCTTTCTGTTGGGGTTGGGGTGGGGGTCAGTAGCGG